GGCGATATCTAACCCATCAACGATCTCACCAGCGCGCAGCAGCACCGCTGACGCACGGCCCTCCTCACCTGCCACCACGTTGCAGCACCAGTGCATTCCCTCGAAGTGGCACAATAAGCACATGACTAAGCAAGCGGCCATCTACTGCCGAATCTCCAATGACGACAAGGACAAGGATCGCCCAGACGCCAGAGGTGTGACCGTTCAGGAGCGCGAAGGTCGGGAGTACCTGAAGCGCCGCGGCTACACCTTGGCCAAGGTGTACGTCGACAACGACCTGGGTGCCTCTCGCCGCAGCCGCAACAAAGCCAGGCCGGAATGGGATCGGCTCCTGGCCGACGTGCGCGCGGGTGACGTCCAAGTGGTGCTCGCCCGCGACCTAGACCGGCTGACCCGCAAGATGCGGGAAATCGAAGACCTGGTCGACCTGTACGACGAGACACAAATTGAGTTTGACCTGTGGCGGGGCCACCTTGACCTAAGCAACGCGGCAGGGCAGTCCATTGCGCGGATGCTGGGCATGCAAGCGGCCGGTGAGTCTGACCGCACCAGTGAGCGGATGAAGTCGCAACGACGCGACGCAGCCATGCGTGGCGAGCCCGTCAGGGCCGAGGACGGCTTCGGCTGGAAACAGGGAAGACATGTAGCCAAGGAGGCGGCGGCCATCCGTGACGGCGCTGAGATGGTCATCGCCGGATCAACCTTGGAGGCCGTGGCACGCGAGTGGAACCGCCGTGGGCTGAAGCGTCGGAAGTCTGAGCGCGCATGGTGGGGGCCACAGGTGCGCGTCGTGCTGCTGAATCCTCGCCACGCCGGTCTGGCCGTCTATCGCGGCGAAGTAGTAGGCGACACCGGGGAGCAGCCCATCATCGACCGCGCCACCTGGGACACCATGCGCGCTGTCCTGACCAACCCCAGCAGAAGGAGAGCGCCCCGCCGTAGGAACTTCCTGACCGGCCTGGTCATCTGCGGGAAGTGTGGCGCGAATATGCGCCGGGGAACCGGAGGCACTCCCTCGCGGCCCATGTACGTCTGCCGCAAAGGCAACACCGGAGGATGCGGGGGTAGCAGCGTGATGTGTGTGCCCGTGGACGAGGCCGTGACCGATGCAGTCTTAGCCGCGCTCGAAGCATCTGAATTCCCCAAGCAGCAGCCGCGACGGGAAACCAAGTCCGCCAGCGAACTCGCGAGCATCGACCGGGACCTCACTGACCTGGGGGTGGCATTCGGCAAGGGAGACATCCCGATGGCGGCATTCACCGCCGCCGCCAAGCAACTCGAAGATCGACGCGAGGAACTGATGGCGAAGCTCGCGCCCGCTGGCGCGGGGCAAGCACTCAGCACCGTGACGCCCAAGACCATCCGCCGCGACTGGCAGACCATGGACCCCGACCAGCAGCGCCTCATCGTGGCCGCACTCATCGAACGGATCGTTGTCCGACCTTTGCGGGACACTTCTAACAAGAAGGACCCAGTCGCCCGGCTGGCCGTCGAATGGAAGGGATGACATGAACGACACCATCGAATTCCGCTGCCCCAAGCGCCACCTTCTAGCAAGCGTCACCAAGCAAGGTGATCGCTACCTACTGCAACCGCATGAAGTGCTGACGACCGCGCGGAAGTCAGCAGACGGCGAGTGGTACGGCGTTGGCGGAAACGCCAAGCCCACCACGGGAGTGCCGTCATACGACCTACAGGAAGAGGCTGAGGACGGCTGGCAAGTCCAGGTCAAATGCAAATGCGGCCGACGAAGCGTCCCCGCGGCGTGGATCTATGACCAGGTAATTGCCGGCGAATCCGCACCCCTGGTAGATGCCCCGCTCATGCCCTAACCTTGTGGACAGTGCCGCCGCAAAAACACCCAAGGGTGTGGCGATACCGGGAGATGCCCCCGGTCATTCATTAGCCGGAATGACCTTTGGAGCGCTCCTTGAATTCTCGCAATCCTTTGACGCAGCAGCGTCTCGACCAGGGCTTTGCACCTGGAACTGATCCTCGCATCTGGAAACTGATCGGCTGCATCACCCGCAAGCATGGTGATGACCAGTGACCATCACCGATCCGCTGATCCTCGCCAACGAACTGATCACCCATGGCGTGCCCGTGGTGGTACTGAAGCCCAAGCGCGGTTACCGACCAGGCGACCCCACCGACCTCATCGCACCCACCGGCTGGAGCACCATCACCGCCGCCGAATGCGACCTCAGTGCCTACAGGCCGGGCAAAGATGCCCTCGCGCTAGTAGGTGGCCATGGTGTGGACCTGGTCGACATTGACGCCAAAGTGGGCGCCCACCTTGACCAACTTCCACCCTTCGCCCGCTACGGACTCACCCGCACACCATCGGGCGGTTGGCACCTGTGGGTGCCGTCGACGGGTATCAAGAAGCTCAGCCCCCTGATCGTCGACGGGCGCCCCGTAGGCGACTACGTCGGCGGCAACTCCGAAGGCGCCGGTCGACTCCTGGGATATCTGCCTGGCAGTACGCGGGCCAAATATCCCTCCGGCTTCTACACCATCGAGGAACCCATCGACCTCGATGCACTGTTCGACTCACGCCCCGACCCTGACCTCGTCGCCATGCTGAAGCAGGCCGGTGGCGCCGAAGAAGGTGCGCCGGGCAGCACCGCCGTGACCAGTACGGCGGTCAAAGCATTCCTTGACCGTCACCGCCACCCCTATGCACCCATCTGTGACTACGGACGCGCCGCGATGACCGGCATCCTCCGCGATGGTGACGCCGCCGCAAGCGGTGGTCGGCACGGCTGGGCGGTCCAATCCGCCACCCGTCTGGTCGAGCTGATGCGGGCTGGATGCGCGAACGCTGACGACTACGACCGCCTGCGGGCGAAGTTGGCGAAGATCAAGCCCGAAGGTGGAACCGACCTCGATGACGTCATGCGATGGGCGATCGCGAACGCCAAAAGCGAGTCCGGCTGCCGCATCCACAAAGCAAGCCCGGACGGGTTGGACGGGTTGGACGGGTCCCTGGAGGGACTAACGCTCGATGAACTGCTGGACAAGGTGCTGGCCTTCGTGATGGATCACATCGCCTTTCCCAGCAATGAAGCCGCCCTCGCCTACACCGCGTGGATCGCCCACACCCACCTGCTCGAACACTTCGACAGCACCCCGAGGTTGGCGATCGTTGCTCCCGAGAAACAGTCCGGCAAGACTCGCACTCTCGAAGTGGCTGAGTCACTTATCCCCAACCCGCTACGGTCCTCCACCGTCACCACCGCAGTGATCTTCCGGCTCATCGAATCCCCAGACCGTCCCACCATCCTCATCGACGAAGCAGACGCCATCTGGGCTGATCGCGGAGCGAACGAGGAGTTGCGGGCGCTGCTGAACGCTGGCCACCGTCGCGGCTCCGACGCCCACCGAATGGTCGGCGAAGGCGCCGCAATGAAAGCAAAGCGGTTCGCTACTTTCGCCGCCGTCGCGCTGGCAGGCATCGGGGACCTGCCTGAGACCTTGATGGATCGGTCTGTGGTCATCCGGATGAAACGCCGAACCGCTGGGGAGAAGGTGGCCCGATGGCGATTCGCAACGAGTTTCCCTGAAGGCCAACGCCTCCAACGCGCACTCGCAGCGTGGGCGCAGACGGTTGAGAACGTCCCCATGCCCGAGGACATGGACGACATCACCGACCGTGTCGCCGATGTCTGGGAGCCATTGCTCGCCATCGCTGACCTGGCCGGTGGATGCTGGCCGGACTTCATCCGCGATGCCTGTCGCAAGTTGACCAGCGATCAGCCATCGGAACCGAGCCTGAGGCTGCGACTGCTGGCCGATGTCCGGAGCGTCTGGCCAGCCGAGTGCCCGTTCGCCACTACCACCACCCTGTTGTCCAACCTTTCTCACATCGAGGATGCCCCCTGGGGAAGCGATGGCATCTACGGCGAGACCGGTATCACCTCCCGCAAGTTGGCGTTCCATCTGCGTTCCTACGGAATCCAACCCACCCACGACGCCACCAAGACGGTTCGCGGATACCTCAGGGCCGACCTCGAGGATGCCTGGAACAGATACCTACCCCCGTCGGATAACCCGTCCAACCCGTCCAACCCGTCCGGACTGGAGGTGGTCGCATGAACTGGTACTTGCGTCGGCAGCGCCGCGTTGACGTTCCCACGCGGGCGACGATGAGAGCCGCCCACAACCGCCTGCACACCATCGTCCACGACTACACGCTCGACGACAGCGTCGTGCGCGATGAACTCGCGGTCATCGTCGGACTCCTGACCCAGGTCGAGCGCTATCTCGTCGACCCTCAACTGGTCTGGAGGCAGTCCAATGACTGAGCCCCGCCCCTTCACCCGTTGCCCGTCGTGCGCTGGCGTTCATTGGCCGCCCGATCACCCGATCACCCATCGCCCTCGATGCCCGCACGACGGCACCGACCCTTCGACGTGGGAGGTCACCGATGCACTCCGGTGACCTGATCGACTGGCCTGGACCGACCATGTCGATGTTCTGCTACCGGGCTCTGCATTCGTTGTACGTCGATGCGCTGTTCGCCGCGAACACTGAGCTTCGACATCGCGTCATCGGCCTGGCCGACGGCATGAGCGCCGGTCACTTCATGCTGGCGATCCATGCCCGCCGCTATCGGGTCGACGTGCGCATTGAGAACGACGTACCGTGGCTGTGGGTCTCCTACTGGGATGGGCAGGAGTACGCGCCGATCGTCGCGGTGGAGGGAACCGCGGTGGGTGCCGACCCTGGCCTGCTGCTGAAGGAGCAGAGCATCCGCCTAGAGGACGAACTGGTGGCGATCTTGGCTGGTGATCAGTGATGCCCCCCGGCGCCGTCAGCGAATCCGTACGGGCCAGCACGCGCCAGCACGGCCACGTTGACCGCCCCAGGGGGGTCGACCCTCATGGGCGACGTATCTGGATACCCGCGTGGTCCCACCAAAAAAACTTACTAGCGACCTTCCTTTCACGGGGGTGGCCGTGGAGCGGCTGACCGGTGGCGCGAAGCGCCAAGCCAACCTCGATCCGATGCCCAGGCCGCGCCGGTGGCCGCGGAAGTTGTCCGAGCAGGTGATCGCCTTCGTCGAATCCTTCGTCAAGGTGCCCACGGGCTATGGCGCGGGTGAGCCGATGCGGTTGCACGCCTACCAGCGCAAGATCATTCGGGCTGCGTTCGCTGACCCGAAGGTGCGGGCAATGGTGGCGAGCCTGCCGCGTGGCAACGCGAAGTCGACGACGGCCGCAGCGATCGCGCTGTTCTTTCTGGTGTGGCCGCGTGAGGACCCGCCTGAGGTGCTGATCGTGTCCAGTAACGAAGCGACCGCGGGCATCATCTTGTCGATCTGCCGCCGGATGGTGGAGGCGACACCGGAGTTGGCCGATCGCGTGGTCGCTTACAAGGACAAGCTCACCTGCCCTGGCAATGGCGGGGTGCTTCGGACGTTGCCGAGTGCGGAATCGAGTCTGCACGGCTACGCGCCGACGATGCTAATCCTCGACGAGTTGTGGCTGGTCGATGAGCGCATCTGGTCTGCGTGCGTGACCAGCGCGGGCAAGCGGCCGGGGTCGAAGGTGCTGGCCATCTCGACACCGGCGACCACCCGTGAGGCATTCATGTGGCGACTGGTCCAGCATGGCCGCCTAGGGCTTGACCCGACGTTCGCCTACTTGGAGTGGTCGGCCGATGACGGCTGCGACCTGGACGATGAGCGGCAGTGGAAGAAGGCGAACCCCGCGATCGCGGCGGGACTGCTCGACATCGACGGCATCCGATCGGTGCGACACACCACACCACCGGGCCGGTTCAGGCAACTGCGCCTGGGGCAATGGTCCGACCACGACGGAACCTGGGTGGGTCACGACGAATGGATGGCGCTGGCCGACCTTGACCGCGTGATCGAACCGGGGTCGCGCATCGTGCTGGGCTTTGATGGGTCGCAGCGCAATGACGCCACCGTGCTGATCGGGGCCACCGTTCCCGAGCAGGTCGATGAGCCGATTCACCTGTTCATGGTGCGCGCGTGGGTCCGTGACCGGCGGGCGACCGACTGGCAGGTGCCGCGCGATGAGGTCGACGAGGCGGTGCGCCAGGCGATGGCCACCTTCGACGTGGCAGCACTGGCGGCTGACCCGTACTTCTGGCAGGCCGAACTTCAGCGGTGGCAAGGCGAGTACGGCAACGTCGTGGAGTGGTCCACGAACGTGGGCAAGCAGATGGCCCGCGCCACCGACAAATTGTTCGCCGCCATCAAGGCCCCGTCGCTGACCCATGACGGCAACGACATCTTGGCCGCCCATATCGCGAACGCGACAACGCGGCCAACACCGCACGGGGACATCCTCGTGAAGCACTCGAAGAACTCGAATCGAAAGATCGACGCTGCGGTCGCGGCCACCATCGCGCATGACATTGCCGTGACCTTGACCAACGAACCCAAGACCCTGCCGCTACTGAGTGGAGTTATCTCAATATGACCATCGAACAATTGCGCGAGGCTCTCACGCGCCGACTGATCGCCCAAAGGCCGCCGATGAACACCGCGGCCACCTACTACGACAACGCGCAGCAACTTCGCTCCTTCATGGATGCCGAGGTTGATCGCGCACTCAATGGCCGCGTGCGGCCGCTGAACGTCGGCTTCGGTCGCTTGGCGATCGACGTGCTGGCGCAACGCCTGAACGTGGTCGGCTTCGCCACGTCGCCGGATGACCTATCCGATGGCGCACTGTGGGAACTGTGGAGGCGCAACGACATGGGCACCCAGTCCGAACTCGCCCACACCGCCGCCCTGGTCTACGGCCGCGCCTACTACCTGGCGTGGACCGGTCCCGATGGGGCACCGCGCATCACCGTGGAGTCACCCCTTCAGGTCACTGTCACCCGTGACCCGCTGACCGGCGCGATCGTGGCCGCGCTGAAGCGGTGGATCGACGAAGAAGGCTTTGCCCATTCGCTGATCTTCACCCCGAACGAGGTGGTGCAGTACGTCACGCGCGCGGCCATGTCACCGGACCCACTGTTCCCGCTGGATGCACTGCCGCTGACCGGGGAGGACTCCATCGAAGTCAGCCGCCAGGCGAACCCGCTGGGGATGGTGCCGATCGTGTCGCTGGTGAACCGGCCGAGCCTGTCCAACCTTGACGGGGTCAGCGAACTGGTCGACCTCATCCCGCTGATCGACGCGATCGGGAAGTTGTCCTCCGACATGATGGTGGCGTCGGAGTACGGCGCCAGCCCCCGGCGCTACGTCACCGGCCTGATGCCCGACGCGCGCATGACACCGGACCAGGTCGCCGAACTGGCGTCCCAGGTGCGCACCACCTGGGAGAACGCCTACGCCGCGAAGATGCTCATCGCTCCCGACCCGCGCACCCAATTCGGCACCTTCGAAGTGGCCACCCTCGACAACTACATCCAAGCGATCACCCTGCTGACCAACCAGATCGCCGCACTGGCCGCCCTGCCGCCGTACTACCTGGCACTGAACACCGCGAACCCGACATCGGCTGACGCGATTAGGGCCAGTGAAGCCCGCCTCACCGCGAAGGCCGAGCAGCGCCAGCGCCAGTGGTCCGGTGCCTACGCCGACCTCATGCGCCTGGCGCTCACCATCCGCGACGGCCGCCAAGCCACCGGGCTGATCGAAACCCAATGGGCCAGCGCCGCACCGGCCACCTTGGCCCAGACCGCCGACGCCGAAGCCAAGTTGGTCGGCGCGGGCATCGTCGACCGACCCACCGCGCTGGCCGCGCTGGGCTACACACCGCTTGACATCGAGCGCATCACCGCTAACGAAGGAGCCATCGCATGAGCGAACCCATCATCGAACCCGAGCAGGTCGACACCGACGTGGCCGACATCGAGCAGGCCGAGCAGGTCGAAGCCTTCAGCGCCGACTACGTCGCCAAGTTGCGGGAGGAGTCGGCAGCGCACCGCATCAAGGCCAAGCGCATCGACGACGCCAACGCCCGATTGGTGGCCGCCTACGCGGTCGCCGACGGGCGCCTGGTCGACGTGGACGCGCTCACCTACGCCGATGACCTACTCGATGAGAACGGCCTGGTCGACCGCGACAAGGTCGCCGAAGCGATCGCCTCGCTGGTCGAAGCCAAGCCATACCTAGCAAGCCGCACACCGGCCGCCACACTCCCGCAAGGAGTCAGAGCCGACACTCCCACCCTGCCGGGACTGTTCGACCTGATTCGCGAGCGGGCATAGCCGCCGCGGTGGTGGCCTGTTGTCAGCCTTGCGTGGGATACTTATCCCGGCTAGAGGCCACCACCGTGGACGGCGCCAGGAGCGCCCCGCACTTCATCCACGAATCACGAATTGGAGAGGCCTCTTATGAGCCTGAACACTTCCACGAACTCGACCTTGACCCAAGATGTCGTCGAGCGCGTACTCACTTTGCCGCTCACTCAGCGGTCCACCTATCTGTCCCAAGGGTTTCCCACGTTCGTCAGCGCTGGCCAGCCGATCAAGGTGCCCAGCCTGTCGACCTTGGGAACACCCACCTACGTCGCCGAAGGGTCTGCGATCCCTGAGGTCTCAGCCACCACCGGTGAGATAACCCTGCTCCCCTCCGACGTGCAGTCGCTGAAGGTCATCACCAAGATGACCCGCGAAGCGGTGCGACAGTCCGTCGTCAACGTCGAGTCAATCTTCTCGACCAAGTTGGTCAGCGATGTCACTCGCGTGCTCGATGCCGCACTCTGGAACGGCGACGGCACCAACGGCGCACCCACCGGCATGGCGAACTTCGCCAACGTCACTTCGACTGGCACGGCCGCGGGCACCCTGGTCGCCGATGACCTGTTTGACATGCAAGAGGACGCCATGGGCGCCTTCGTCATGCCCGACCAGATGACGTGGGCTTTCAGCCCCGCGAACTTCACCCGCATCCGCAAGTTTGCCGACTCCTACGGGTCGCGCGTACTTCAGCCGGGACTAGCCGCGGGCGCACCTCCCAGCCTGCTGGGATCGCCCTACGTCGTCACCACCCACCTGCCCGACTCCGCCATCTTGCTGTTCGACCGTTCCCAGGTCGCCGTCGGCATGGATGACCGCGCCTCGATCACGGTCCTGTCCGAGTTGTACGCAGGCACCGACGAAGTCGGAATCAAGGTGACCGCCCGATACGACACCGCCGCGCTCAACCCGACCGCGGTGGTCAAGTTGAGCGGCATCACCGCCTAGCCGACCCACAATCGTCCGGTGGGCTTTGTCCCTTTCACCACCGGACGCGCAAGAAGGAATGCGCACCGTCTGGCCGTTCGTCGGCTACCTAACCCGCTTCGGCAGGCAGGGACGGCAGACACCGAAGGACCCCCGGCACTTTCGCCGGGGGTCTTTTCGGGTCCTGGGGCCGAGCCGATTGGTCTGTGTGTCTTTCACCAGTGCATTCCGTAGGTGAAGTAGATGTAGGCATGTCCACTCGGGCCGAACATCATGGCATTGCGCGGGGTCTGTCCTCGGAAGGCGTGTGAGCCA